AGAAGCACCTGTGTTTTCACGACCTGTATAATATCCTGTGGCTGTTTGATAAGCACCTGTGTTTTGTCTACCTGCATACATACCTGTAGCTGTTTGATCAGCACCTGTGTTTTGATAACCTGCATACATACCTGTGGCTGTTTGATAAGCTCCTGTGTTTTGTCTACCTGCTTGATAACCTGAAGCTGTTTGAGAAGCACCTGTGTTTTGATAACCTGCTTGATAACCCAGAGCAACAACATCATCTCCTGAGTTTGATTGACCTGCATAATATCCTGTGGCTGTTTGACGGTCTCCTGAGTTTGATTGACCTGCGTGTTCTCCAACTGCAACAGAAAATGTTCCTGTTCCACCTGCGTCATCTCCGACGAAAACCGTGTGAGCCGTTACTTCGTCTGTCTTGAAAGCATCTGCTCTAAAACTTCCTACTACTTCTAAATCGTAATCTGGACTCGTCGTCCCGATGCCGACATTGCCAGATGTTGAATTAATAAAGAACTTGCCAGAACTAACATTTACATTCAAATCTGTATAAGTTGTTGTTGAATCGTTTGTCCATCCACCAGAAACACCTGAACCACCACTATTTGCAACACATTGAACTCCACTTGTTGTTGTATTCATAACTACTTGACCAGCTGGACAATTGCCTATTCTTGCAACTGTTGAAGAGTTATCTGTCCAAAGTGGTTCATCTATTGTAGAATATAACAAGTTTGCTGCAACTGTGGTTGAATAATCTACCTTGTCTGCTGACCAGTTTCCCAATAAACCTACCAAGTCTAGAATAGGAGCATAAGCTTGAGCTACTACCCAGTCATAAAGTGAAGTGTTAGTTGATGTGTCTAAACTATCAACATAAGATTTCATACTCGTGTTTGTGGATGTATCAAGTGAATCTACATACGATTTCATTGTAGTATTTGTCGCAGTATCTATTTCTGTAGCTTTTGTGATGGCTGGAGTAGTTTGGTTGTAATCCCATTCAATACCTGCATAAAGTCCATTAGCTCGAGTTTCATTCCACGTTTGATTGTCATATAAATTAGTTGATCCTTCTGTTAAATCATCAGTATCTTTAGTATTAAAAATCTTATTCCAAAATGTAGTCAACCAACTTTCTTTAATATTTAATTCTCCACTTGAATCTTCTAATTGAGTTGAATTGATTGTATTTATATCATCCCAATAACCTGAAGAATTAACATTTAGATTTCCCTCATTTGCTTGAGTAATAAAGGATCCATCTACATAGCTTTTCATAGAGTCATTATAAACAACGTCTTGGCTGTCTGCATAGGCCACCACAGAAGTATTTGCGTTTTCTATCTCTGTATCTGTTTGGGTTGAAGTATAATAATCTGATTTATCTCCAGACCAATTTCCTATGCCCAAATCATTCGAGAAATTTGTAAGTGAGGTATATCCTCTATCTCCTAAATCATCTGTCCAATGAGACAAATTAAAAGCATCAATTACTGGCCAAGTATAATAATTAGTTTTATCAGCAGTCCAATTACCTACTTGTCCAACTATTTCTGTAAATCTAATAAAAAAGTAGTCTACCCAATTAGCTTGTGACGAATTTAATTGAGTTGCATAAGTTATTGCCGGGGTTGTTTGATTATAATCCCATATACTACTTGTATCAATATTAGTCAAAAACCTTCCATCACCTATGAAATATCCAGCTGTTACATTTTCATCGAAGGTTGCATTCACTCCGTCAATGCCGAGTGCGTTTTCTATGTTATAAACATCTCTTAAATTAATATCTCCCTGGGGCGTAAAGTCTGCAGCACTAACCAAGATTAGTGAAAACATGCATAAAATACTAAACAAGATTAATTTCATTGTACGCTTGGCCTTATGCTAATCCTCTTCATGATATCTTCCCTTAACCGGATTAACTGGTTGGCCGTTTCCCTCCATTGTGTGTAAGGTTCACCTTTTTGAACATGCATCTCTGCTAAAGTATAACCAACTATATCAGTATAAGATTGACCAATTATTCGCGCAACAGATGCTATCGCGCAAACGGTATTCATTAATTCAATAAATATGTGTTCTATTTCTAACTTGACGATACTGCTCCCGGACTCATGCGTTAAAACTAATTGATCTAAAACTATATTAGTCGAATCAGTAATTGAACTTATTTTTGCCGCTTCTCGATATCCATCCATCCCAAGAATTTCAACCCAATCATCCTCAGCAAATCCGGTTGAGCTTGCAACTGCAACTGAGACTGCAGTACCTGCCACTTCATCTGCTGAAGAAGTTGTTTTGACTGTCTGAGAATGTATAACACTCCCATATAAGTATTTTACTACAATGGCATTTTTCTTGTATGAAAATGTTGAGATATCTGCTCCGGATCCTAGAAAAATATAACCCGAATCTTTTTGTATTTCTAAATTTGCCACATCTTCAGCTGTTCCGTCAATTTTAAGGGCTCTAACTCCCAACACCGGGTTTTTCTCGAGATGATGTCTAGACGTTCCATCTCCGTCATTAATCTCTATTTTTTCAGTTGGTTTAAAATATGTATTAAAAAATCTTGGAATCTTTGCTTCTGCATCAGTTATCATTGCGCCTACGTCTGCATCACTTATTTCTGTTGAGGCTATACCACTAATTCTTCTAACTTCTGCGACCGTTGCGAAGTCACCATCATCTGCCATTATCCTTTCACCGCCGCTACTAATAATCCAGTCACAATACTACCAAGAATAGTGATTAAAATTGTTGTCCACATTGGAAGTCTGCCTGATTGATGATTAAATAATTCAACTTGGTTTTTATCTGATTTGTCCAACCTCACGCTAATATTCCCAAAACCATCTTCAATCTTCTTGACCAAAAAATTAAGATCCTTTTTGACCATTCTTCCGAACTCACATCCATCTGTGTTTAATGATCTAGGTACCATAAGCCTCCATTAAAACTTCGCAAGTATTTTCCCTGAATGGAAGCGCGTTTGTATCGGTACTTGCCCGTATTTTTTTAATTAGTTCTTCACGTACAGGGAATATTTTTATGATGTCCTCAGCCGTTTTTTTACCGATTCCTTTAATTGAACATAATTCTTTTAAGAAGTCTTTTACCGGGATTCCCGGTGTTTTTACTGTATCATTTACTGTATCAATCTGTTTTGTCTCAACTACTTGATTGCCTATTTGACCCTCAGTTGTTTTAATGGAGAATCCATAAGCAAGACCTTTTTCCATAGTTAAATCTACGACTTTTCCTTTTCTTATTGTGGTCCAATAGCAATCGCTTGCTTGTCCTATACGAATCTTAACTGGACTCCCTCGATTGATGAATTCCATTTTATTGTCTGTATGTAATTGTCATAGTGACCGTTTCTGCCGCTGCAGCACTAGCCAATGTTAATCTCAACTTTCCGTATACTACAAATGGTGTTGGTATTTCTTCTCCGGATGCTATGTATACTAAATCTGTTCCGGTTATGCCTTCCTGGAATGCTCTTGGATAAAATGTTGAGTCTGTGTTCCCGGTATAATCTATGATTGCTTGGGCGACTTGTTCGCCAAGTGAATCAAGATTGATATCCATAGAATCTCCAGTAACATCCATGCTTACCTTTAGGATTTCTCCCATGATCATCTCAGTATCTGCAGTTGCTCCAGTCCCGCCTGCTGCTACAGTCGCGGTGATTGTTTGCTGTGTTATCATTTCTTTGTTTCTCCATTTAGTTGGGTTTAGGTCCCTCGACCTCTTGTTTTTCTAAACAAGAAAAAATAAAAAAATAAAAAAAAATAAATTATTTATTCAACTTTTACAAGGTTGTTTGCTTTTGCAATTTTCTTTGGAATTGTCACGATGTCGCCTGGCTTCACAGTTAACCACTTAATGTTTCTTCCATCAACTAACTTAATCTTTATTCCTTTTTGGGAATTATTCTTAAATCTGTTGAGTTTTGGTTCTTCTGGCATAACTTCTTCAACTGGTTCAACTGGTTCAACTGCTTCAATCGCTTCTTCAACTACTGGTTTAGATTTTTTCTTTGCCATTTTAAGTTGCTTCTCTGACGATTAGTCCTGCTGCTGAGTAATTTCGAGCTGTCCAAATACCATCCGCGATATCTGCTGCAGCTTTTCCGTCTCCCCAACCTGCAGTTGTTCCTAATGCTCCGAATACATTGTCTACAAACATACCTGCTGAACTTGTACCGGTAATATTTAACAATGTGTATAAGCCTACTGAACCTGAACCGATTGCTGGTAATGCTCCGAATACATTGTTTCGAATCACCAATCCACCACTAAATCCACTCCCGCCTGAATAGATATTTACATCTGTACTTGCAGGTGAATTTGAAAATGTATTATTCTCAATAATTACATCTTGTGGTGCTGTATTGCTTGTTCCTATTAAACAAATATCAGTTATACATCTATAAAATGTATTGCCTGAAATTAATACTTGCCATGCGTTACCTGCCGATGTCCAGTTGATAGCTCCACCCTTTGTTCCGTCTGTAGCGTGTCTCTTACAATTCTTGAAGTGGCAATTAATTATCGATGTTCCGAATGCTGCTTTCGCTGCATAATCATCATCCAATAATATTCCTCCACCAGTCGAACCTGCTCCATTAAAGCCCATGTTTGCGATTAAACATCCTGGTGCTCTAATTGTTAGCATAACTGTTGAACCTGTTCCGATTTTAACCTGTGGCAATCCACCCTGAGTCTTTCCTCGACTAACTCCAATAATCGACAAGTTACTTGTCGCGTTTGGAATTATGATTGTCTCGGCATAACTTGTTGGGTCACCTGTAAAATCAGTTAGTGCTTTTGCTGTTACAAAGATTGTATCTCCTGCGCTTGCTGCGGTTACGGCTAATTGGATTGTGCTCCATGCATTTCCCCAAGATTTTCCGTTTCCCCCAGTAGTCCCATTCGTACCATCTACATACCAAACATTACCTTCACCATTTGGATAACCTACTCCTTGACTAAAAGTCACCGAGTCGTGATAGATCCTCTCGCCGTACATATCTCCGCTTACTGTTCCGTCTCTTACCATTTTATGTTAAAAGACAAACTAATAGGCCCAAATAAGAATGGTTTTTACACCAGTATCCCCACCGCCTAAATCAACTGTTAAAGTTGAACTAGATACGCTTGTGGCTGTTGGATCTTGATTAACTACTACTGAACCAGTAGTTGTTTCATCAGAAACCATAACTGCATGAACATTTGTACATCCATAGACACTTAAATCCACAGTTACATCATCTGTTCCGCCTACTGCGGTATCATCAGTAACTACTTGAATCATTGTTACACCTGCGTTAGGTGCCATAGTCTTGATTGTGCAATCATCTTCACTTACTATTACTGTCATTTTTTACCTCCATTTTCATTTAGTTATGAGTACCTCTCCAGTGCCGTTTATTCTATTCTCCGGCCGAGAATATTTAAATTAAAAAAATAAAAAATATTTATTTACAATATATCGTCTATAAAACTGTTGAAAGCTGGATTTTTCATCACTAGACACTGGTACTGCTTCAAATAAAACTTATCCGAATCGTTAGTTTTACCTAATGCTTCGTATGTCGTATCTTGTAGTACACGCATCTCGATGTAATCTGTATCAAGGAAGTATATTTGTTTTGCGCCGCTAGTATTGCTCAAATATTGTGATGGGATCAATGGTATTGGTCCGACCATAGTTTGAAGTAATACCGCAGATGGTACACCGAAAGGCAATACGCCTGAAGGGACATCGCTTGGAGAATATCGGAATGTATCCAATATAATCTTTCGCACGTCTCTTACTGCAGAACTGGATCCAATTGCCAACTTAACGTTTCCGCTGTCGTCAAATGCATACTGAACTGCTTCTTCAATGTGATCGAATGTTAGTGCTGCTCCGTCCAAATCAACTTGATTTGTTGTTCCCTGTAACTTTACGATACCGGAGAACTCTGTTGGGTCTGTGTCTGCGTCACCATTTACGATCAAACTTTCTTCCAATTCCTTTAGTGCTCTTGCTGCAGTTAGAACTCTTAATTGCATAGCGTTAGAGGCTGCAACGTTTCCGAATGCGCTTCCACCTAACCCAGAACCAGTACCTTGAAAACCTTCAAGAACGAACGCAGGTTGCGCTGCTCGTGCAGGTCCAGTAACTCGACCAACCGAATAAAGGAACTTAATTGGCGTAGAGTAACGATCCATTGTGTCGTTAGCTTCTCCCCATGCTGCATCTTCGTATGCAGTAAAGGCTGCACCTTTTTCAGTGATTTCGTTCCAGTCAGCATACATTCCCAAGTTTGTAACTCGAGGAACCAACTCAACTAATGGTGTTCTCTTCCTAGTCTGATCAATCAGCATAGGAGATAAATAGACCGGAATCATTGCAT